TGCACGGAAAGACACACTGTCTGTTTTATTTGAGCAGGAATGCAGAATGAAAATCAAAGCAACATGTAAAATTTGCGGAAAAACATATATAAAACGCAACGGCAAAAGCCTTTATTGCTCTGATGAATGCAGGGCTGAAGCTGCTCGCAGAAGGATGGCGAAGTGGCGGGCCGAACATCCTGACTATCATAAGCAGTATCATGCAGATCATCCGGAAGCCGCAGAGCGGTTTAAAGAGAAACATCCGCATTATGATAGAGACCGTTGGCGGAAGATACGCGGCACGGTGATATATAAGAAGACGTGTATTATCTGCGGTAAAGAGTTTGAAACGCCGTTCCCGCAGGCTACTACATGCTCAAAGGGATGTTCCAAGCTGTACAAAACGTACAAACACGACAACAGGCTTGATCGTTTGAGGAGTAATGGCGAGGTAGATGCTGACATTACGATCGATAAACTCATAGAACGTGATGACGGAGTTTGTCATATCTGCGGAAAGAAAATCGATAAAGAGGATTATCGTTACCAAGATGGCCATCGGATTACTGGTCATAATTATCCTACTATAGACCATGTCATTCCTGTTTCGAAGGGTGGCACTCATACATGGGATAATGTGAAATTAGCGCACATGGTTTGCAACGCTCAAAAAGGAGCAAAACAAAATGCCTGATTACAAAGGAATTGACTACTTAAGAAACAAGCTGACGTTGAAGAAAACGCGCGTCGGCTTACGCTACGATTATTATGACATGAAGAACATTGTCCAAGATTTCGGGATCAGCACCCCGCCTGATCTGCGGTTCTGGATGGGCGCGCTCGGCTGGTGCGGTAAGGCCGTTGATACTCTGGCAGATCGTCTGGTCTTCCGAGAGTTCGACAACGATGTCTTCGACATGAACGGGATCTTTAACATGAACAACAAGGACGTGCTGATTGACAGCGCGATCCTCGGCGCTCTGATCAGTTCATGCGACTTCATCTACATTACGACTGACGAGGACGGATTCCCGGCACTCCGCACGATCGACGGATCACACGCAACAGGAATCATTGATCCGATCACGAACATGCTCAAAGAGGGCTATGCGGTGCTCGAATATGATGATTATGACAACGCGATCACGGAGGCGCATTTCATGGCCGGAGAGACCGTGATATATCAGCGTGGACGTCTGATTAATTCGGTCAAAAACTCCGCGCCATATCCTCTGCTGGTTCCGATCATCAACCGCCCTGATGCGGTCAGACCGTTCGGTCACTCACGGATCAGCCGTGCTTGCATGTCGATTGTGGACTCGGCTATTCGTACAGCGAAAAGGTCGGAGATTGCATCCGAGTTCTATTCATTCCCGCAGAAGTACATCCTTGGCATGGACCCTGACGCGGAGCAGATGGATAAATGGCGTATGTCGATGTCGTCGATGTTCCGGATCGACAAGGACGATGACGGAGATCATCCTGTGGTCGGGCAGTTCCAGCAGCAGAGCATGACGCCGCACGTTGATCAGTTGCGGATGTTCGCAGGGCTCTTCGCTGGAGAGACAGGGCTGACTCTCGACGACCTCGGCTTCCCGAGCGTGAACCCGTCGAGCGCTGAAGCGATCAAGGCCAGCCACGAGACGCTGCGTCTGACCGCCAGAAAAGCGCAGTCGTGTTTCGGTACCGGCTTGCTTAATGCTGGTTATCTCGCAGCATGCGTCCGCGATAAGTACCCGTACATGAGGCGCCAGGTATCCGAGACGGTTTTGAAGTGGGATCCGATTTTCGAGCCGGATGCGGCTATGCTCACGAATATCGGTGACGGCGTGATCAAGATCAATCAAGGAATCCCCGGATACATTGACGAAGAAAAGATCAAGGATCTGACTGGTATCTGATATGGACAGAGCGAGAGTATTAAAACAAATTAATACAGACTATACACAGTACATAAATGCCGATACTAATATTCAGCAATTATATGGACGGCTCCAGAAGGGAAAGGCAAGACAGGCTGATGCTCTGGAGTTTGCGAAGTTGAGCGGGAGTGAATTAGCTGATGTGGTCATCGCGAACATGGGGGAAGAGATCGCGATAGAGGATGCGCTTGCGGTTATCCCCGGAGCGCTCAAGACGAATCATGAGTATGTTATATCGTATGTGACAAGGCTCCAGACAAAGCTTGACGAGAAGGCGAAGATCGGCTTGAAGCCGTTGACCGCTCCGTTTGATGCGGAGAGGGCAGCAGGACTTGCGGAGGCCGTGGTTGCTAGTTCGCCGGATGTCATGAAAGGTCAGATCATGAACTTCTCCATGCACGCGGTCGACGAATCGATGCGGATGACGGCGGAGTCCAGAAGCAATGCTGGCCTGAACGTGCTCGTCTCCCGAAAGTATGACGATGTTGGCGTCCACAACCGCAAGGATCCTTGTCAGTGGTGTCTTGATCGGGAATGTTCGGAGATACCGTATCAGGAAGCCTACGAGATGGGTGTCTTCGAGCGGCATCCGGGCTGTGAATGCCTGATCACCTACACGAACGATCGCGGCGACACGACATACCAGGCGTCAAAGGGCAAGTGGTACGAGTCGTCGGAGGAAGCGCTGAACCAGCGCAAAAACTACGGATTATGATGAAATGGCACGGCATAGCGTCGTGCTTTTTTCATACATCAAGCAGGAGGTATCACGATGGAAGCACGTAAGGGCAACCAAAGCCCGACCGTGTCCGTGATCCTGCCTTACACGAAGACATTAGGACAGGAAGCTGTCGAGATTTACGATGCGACTGAGCGATCGGCACTTGAATGGCAGACCGCACTTCTCTATGATCTCATGGCCGTCAATGATGAGGGCGTGTGGATCCATCAGAAGTTTGGTTATGCGGTCCCGCGCCGGAACGGGAAGTCCGAAGACGTGCTCATGCGCTGTCTGTGGGGGTTAAAGAACGGCGAGCGGATACTTTATACCGCGCACCGCGCTTCGACCTCTCACGCGGTCTGGGAGCGTTTATCGAGACTCTGCGCGAAGGCCAGTATCGAGATCGAGTCCAGCTTCAGAGCATTCGGAAAGGAGCATTTGTATGTAGCGAATGATGGTGCTATTGAGTTCAGAACGCGAACATCCACTGGAGGGCTTGGTGAGGGCTACGACCTCTTAGTTATCGACGAGGCTCAGGAGTACACACCGGAGCAGGAGACGGCATTGAAGTACGTTGTCACTGATTCCACAAACCCGCAGACGATCATGCTCGGCACACCACCGACTGCGATCAGCGCGGGGACTGTATTCCCGAAGTACCGCGATCGAGTGCTGAAGGGCGATGCTTTCGAGTCCGGCTGGGCTGAGTGGTCAGTCACCGAAATGACTGATCCGCATGATACCGATGCGTGGTACAAGACGAACCCGTCGCTCGGGTACATCCTGCAGGAGCGGACCATCCGATCAGAGATCGGCGATGATGAGATCGACTTTAACATCCAGCGCTTGGGGCTGTGGTTGAAGTATAACCAGAAGTCAGCGATCTCTCCGAGGGAATGGGAGGCTCTGAATGTCGAAGAGCTCCCGAAGCTAACCGGCAAATTATATGTCGGCGTTAAGTTCGGGCATGATGGCGCGAATGTGTCAATGTCGATCGCGGTCAAAACGCGAGACGGCAAGGTTTTTACCGAAGCGATTGACTGTCAGCCATCCAGATCAGGCGTGGCATGGATTGTCAACTTTATCGACAAGGCCGATGTTGCGAAGGTGGTCATTGACGGAGCGAATGGCTCGCAGATCCTCGCGGACGCTATGAAGGCGGCGAGACTGAAAAAACCGATCATCCCGAAGGTCGCGGAGATCGTCACGGCGAATGCATTGTTTGAACAGGGCATAGCATCAGGAAACCTCGTTCACATGGATCAGCCAGCGGTCACGCAGGTCGTCGGGCACTGCGAGAAGCGCAGGATCGGCAGTAATGGTGGTTTCGGGTATCAGTCACAGCTTCAGGGCGCTGACATTTCAATCCTCGACAGTATGATCTTGGCGTTCTGGCTTGCGTCAGAGTGTAAGGAAAAAAGGAAACAAACAGTTAGTTACTAATCGGCGGAGCTTCGGCTTCGCTTTTTTAGTACAGTCACGGACACTGCCCGGTCAAGCAGGGAACAGGAGGTAACACTATGTCAGATTTCACACCTATTGAAACGCAGGAGCAGTTGAACGCAATCATCGGCGAGCGAATCAGTCGAGCAGAACAGAAGGCCGCTGAGAAGTATAGCGATTATGACGATGTTAAGAAGCAGAATGACGCTTACGCGAAACAGCTTGCTGACCTGCAGGAGCAGCTTAAGAAGCAGGACGAGACGATGAAAGGCCGTCAGGCCGAGGTCGATGCTCTGACTGCTAAAGTGCAGAACTTCGAGTCGTCCTCGCTAAAAACGCGCATTGCACTTGAAGCAGGGCTTCCGTACAAGATGGCGGAACGGTTAACCGGCACGACAGAGGAAGAGATCAGAGCCGACGCCGAGATGATGGTCAAGCTTATGGGCGCGCAGACGCCTGCTGCCCCGATAGGGACGAACGATCCAGTAATTACGACAGATTCAAAGGACGCGGCACTTAAAAAGCTTGCCGCTCAATTAGGAGGTTAATAATGGCTACAAGAACAACTGCGGGAACAAACTTCCCGGCTGAACTTGCTTCTGAAATGTTTAACAAAGTACAGGGACACTCCGCGCTCGCGAAGCTGTCTGCTGAAAAGCCGATCCCGTTCAACGGACAGACCGTCTTCACGTTCTCCGCTGGCGGAGAGGCTGCCATCGTTGGTGAGGGCGGAAACAAGCCCGCCGGCGATGCTGCTGTCACACCGGTCACAATCCGCCCGGTCAAGTTTGTGTATCAGCACAGAGTATCAAATGAGTTCGTTTACAGCGCAGAAGCCCGCCTGAACTATCTGCAGGCGTTTGCTGATGGCTTTGCGAAGAAGATTGCTCGTGGTCTTGATATCGCTGCTATGCATGGTCTCAACCCGTATGACAGGAGCGCCGCTTCTTTCCAGGCGACGAACAGCTTTGACGGCCTTGTAACCGGCAATGTGGTTACTTATGCCGCTGCTAGTATCGACGCTAACATCGACGCAGCCATCCAGGCTGTTATCGCTGACGGACGTACCGTCAACGGAATCGCACTTTCCCCGACAGCCGGTTCTGCAATGGCCGCGATCAAGGTTAACGGCGTTGCTCAGTATCCGGAGTTCAGATTCGGCGGAAACCCGGATGCATTCTACGGCATGGGCTCTGATGTCAACGACACCGTCTCTGTCACAGGAACCGCTTCCGGATCTCAGACAGATCACGTTATCGTCGGTGACTTTCAGAACGCTTTTCGCTGGGGCTATGCGAAGAACATCCCTCTCGAGGTTATCGAGTACGGCGATCCGGATGGCCAGGGCGATCTGAAGCGTACAAACGAAGTCGTCCTTCGTGCAGAAGCGTTTATCGGATGGGGCATCCTCGACGCTGACTCCTTCGCTCGCGTTAAGGCTTCGGCGTAATGCTGTACCGGAACGATAAAACTGGCGCGGTTATCGATGTTCAGGCAGAACTGAGCGGAAACTGGAAGAAAGTGGAAGTGAAAAAGCCTGAAAAGGTAGCGCCTAAGAAAAAGGGGGCGGCTAAAAAATGAGCAGTTTTGCGACATTAGCAGAAGTCATTACGTTGACTGGCAAGTCGTTCACGGCTGCAGAGCAGAATCGCATCGAAGCGCTCTTGCCGCTTGTGTCTGATCTGATTCGTTCAGAAGGCGTTAAGGTCGGCAAAGATATAGACGCGATGTTCGAAGAGTCCATGACTTATGCGAGTGTCGTGAAGCTTGTCACAGTCGATGTGGTTCTCCGGATTATGCGTCAGTCAAACGACACAGAGCCGATGAGTCAGGAATCACAGTCCGCGCTCGGGTATAGCTGGTCAGGGACTTATGCGATACCAGGCGGAGGCATGGCGACAGCCCTGCTTAACAATGACCTGAAGCGGCTCGGCCTTAAGCGGCAGAGATATGGAACGCTTGAGATGTTCGGAGATGACAGCGATGACGAAGATTAATGGCATAACAGTTATTTTGCATGACAAGGTTCAGACGGGTACGGACGGATTCGGCGACCCGATCTACGCAGAGACCTCGGAGTCGGTGGAGGATGTTCTTGTTTACCCTTCAACGGCTGCCGAGGTTCTCGACACGGTCAACCTGTACGGACGCAAAGCGGTCTACACGCTTGCGATCCCGAAGGGCGATGACCACGAATGGGAGGACCGCATTGTCACGTTCTTTGGTAAGAACTGGCACACGTTCGGGATCCCGACACAGGGCATTGAGGAAAACATCCCTCTGCGCTGGAACATGAAAGTTACGGTTGAAAGATATGAATAGTGTTGACTTTGATCTTGATCTTGGAGGCCTTCGGGAGCTGATGAACTCCGGCGAGATGCAGGCCGAGTTGCTTTCCGGTGCTCAGTCCGTCGCATCGATGGCTGGCACTGGTTATGAAGCGTCGGTGCATGTCCCCGGAGTGGTCCCGATCGCGACGGCGTATCCCGCGTCAGCGGAAGCCGCGCACGACAATTACGAGAATAACACGCTCCTGAAGGCGCTCGGAGGTTCAGGTCTGCCGACACGGAAAGGCTAAAGCATGATTGAGAAGACCATACTGGACTATCTGAATGCAAGCTCGTTGACCGTAACCGCTTATGCGCAGCGCCCGGCGAATGAGCCTGCATCTTACGTCATCATTGAAAAGACAGGCTCGACACGAGCCAACAGGGTGGATACAGCGACAATCGCGGTCCAGTCCATCGCGCCGACTCTTTACGGAGCCGCAGCGCTTAACGAAGAGGTGAAGGCCATCATGGACAACCTCGTGGAAGAAGCCGATGTTGGAAGTGTCAAGCTTGTCTCGGATTACAACTTTACAAACACGGCAGCCAAAAGATACCGCTATCAGGCTGTCTATAACATTACTCACTATTAGGAGGTATACGCATGTCAACAGTTGCAAATGTGTCTGTTGGTAAGCCTAAAGTCGGGGGCGCTATTTACCGCGCCGTAGCCGGGACAACTCTTCCGACTGATGCCACAACCGCACTGGCCGCTGACTTTAAGCAGCTGGGCTATGTGTCGGAGGATGGCCTGACGAATACCAACAGCCCGGAGTCTGATGAGGTCAAAGCATGGGGCGGCGACACAGTCCTGACGCTTCAGACCTCGAAGTCAGATACATTCCAGCTTACCTTGATCGAATCGCTCAATGAGGAAGTTCTGAAGGCCGTTTACGGCTCGTCGAACGTCACCTCTTCCAGCGGCGCTATCACGGTAACTGCCAACAGCAAAGAGCCGGAAGAAGGCGTCTGGGTGGTTGATATGATTCTCCGCGGCAACAAGCTGAAGAGAATCGTCATCCCGGATGGCAAGATCAGCGAGCTCGGCGATATTGTCTACAAGGATGATGAGGCGATCGGTTATGAAGTAACGATCAATGCGCTTCCGGATACAAGCGGCAATACTCATTACGAGTACATCGCTTAGAGTTCGTCCAGCTAATTGATTGCAAAGGAGTATGAAGAATGGAAAAGAAAATAACACTGCAGAACGGTTTCAGATGTACGGTCGATGACGCGCGGTTCGACGACATGGAACTCCTGGAGGATCTCGCAGAGGTCGACAACGGGAATGTCCTGAAGCTTCCGGATGTGATCAGCAAGATGATAGGCGCTGAGAACAAAAAGAAGCTATACGACACAGTCAGAGACAAGAAGACTGGAATCGTTTCCAGCGTGGCGGTAGGCGATGCACTGCAGGAGATAATCGAAGCGATGAGCGAAGAGGATCCTGAGGATTCAGTAAAAAACTCCTAAACCTTGCCTACCTGCTCGCACGACATAAGAACGCACTGATCTGCGATCTCGCAGAGGTTTATCAGATTTACGACTGGCGGCAGATACCTGTTAAAACACTGGGTATCCTTGCCGCCGGTTTGCGTCATGATTCGAGAGTGGTTCTCGAGCAAGTTGGCGAGGAGTTCCCAACGGACACAATGATCCTTGCATCGATCGCTGATTCGGTGAGGGGTCTGCTATATGCTCTCACGGCGAAGAAGGGTGACAAGCTTCCGCCGTCGGTCGTGGAAGCACTAACACATAAACAAGAGGATAAACAAGAGCGAGGGTTCATGTCTGGCACTGATTTTGAGAGAGCCAGAACCGCTCTTTTAAAGAGGTTGAATAATGGCTAATCTCGGTACAGCTTATGTCCAGATAGTCCCTGCGGCTACTGGCATAAAAGGTAAAATTTCAAAGGCGATCGCTCCTGAAGCCGCGCTTGCCGGTTCAAAGGCAGGAACCACGATTGCAACCGGTATCGGAAGTAAGATGGCCACGCTCGGCAAGGGGATCCTGAAAGCCGGGCTTATTGCTGGTGCGGTCGCGGTCCCGATCATTGCGGGTGTTAAGAAGGCGATGGGCGCTTATGAAGTCCAGAACGCGGCAGAGACGAAGCTGACGGAAATTTACAAGACGCGCATGGGCGTGAGCAAAAAGGCCGCGCAGGCGACCATTGACTATGCGGGTGTTCTGCAGAAGTCAGGCGTGGTCGGGGATGAGGTCATGCTCTCAGGCGCTCAACAGCTCGCTACATTCGCGAAATACCCGAAGACGGTCAACAGCCTGCTGCCTGCTATGAATAACCTTCTGGTTCAGCAGAAGGGCCTGAACGGGACACAGCAGGATGCGACACAGATCGCTAACCTGATGGGAAAGGTCATGCAGGGACAGACAGGCGCTCTGAAGCGTGTCGGTATCTCGTTCACGGATGCCGAAGAGAAAGTCTTGAAGTACGGCTCCGAGCAGGAACGCGCCGCGATGCTGGCAAAGGTTATCACGAATAATGTTGGTAACATGAACAAAGCGATGGCGCAGACGCCTGAAGGCAAGATCCAGCAAATGAAGAACTCTTTCGGAGACCTCGCCGAACAGATTGGCGCGACACTCGCTCCGGCACTCGGCAAGGCGGCGTCGTGGATATCGGCGAACCTCATCCCGAAGGTTCAAGAGTTCATAACAATGATCCAGTCGAGCGGGATCGGTGAGAAGATCTCTGCCGGCATCCAGATGGTGTTTAATGCGATCTCGGCTGTCATGCCGATTGTCAGTTCTCTGGCAAGCTTCATCATGGAGATCGTCACGACTGTTATGACCGCATTAATGCCGGTTATGCAACAGTTAATGCCGATCATCAGCATGATAGGAAGCTTTATCGCGTCGATCATGAAGTCTATTTTTTCTTCGGTCGTTCCTGTGGTTAAGAGCATCATTGCTGTGGTCGTTCCTGTCGTGGTCAGGATCCTGTCCATTGTTGCGGCCGTGCTCCCGCGCGTGCTTGCTGTGGTCAGTAATGTTCTCGGCAGAGTCAAGGCGGTCTTCACGACAATCTGGAATGCGATCGGCCCGATCGTCAAGGGTGCCATCGATAAGATCAAGTCATTCATTGATGGCTTGAGGGTCATTATCGGCAAGGTGCGCGACACGTTCAACCGCGTCAGGGATGCGATCAAGGCCCCGATCGAGAAGGCAAAAGACATCGTGAAAGGTATCATTGACAAGATCAAAAACCTGTTCCCACTGAAGATCGGCAAGATATTCGACGGCATCCAGCTTCCGCATATCAGCGTTGAAGGTGGTAAGGCCCCGTTCGGTATCGGCGGCAAAGGATCACTTCCGCACTTTAGCGTAAGATGGGCGGCGAAGGGTGGTCTTGTCGACGGTGCGACGATCATCGGAGCAGGGGAGAAGGGACAGGAGGCCATCGTCCCGCTGGATCCGTTCTGGAATCGTCTCGACGAGGATCTGAGCAATTCGCGCATCGATTACGACCGTTTAGCGATGGCAATGGTCACGGCGCTCCAGAGCATGACAATGGTCAACGAACTCGTCTGCGACGGACGCACGATCGCGAAGGCGGCAGCTCCGTTCATTCAGACGGAGACGGACACACTGACAAGACGCCAGAACCGCAAGCTCGGTTACGCATGAGGATAAAAGATGGACAGAAACGATTTACAACATGATGCATTCAAGCTGAACGGAGTGTATCTCGAGGATGTGATCAGCGGGTACACGACAGCAAAGGCGGTCGGACGTGAGGGCCTTGAGAAGACGATCACGACCTACGAGAACGGCATTGACGGCGCGACAATCCAGCGGACGAACTTTCCGATCAGAACGATCGAGATCACGTTTGCGGTGGTCGGAAGCAGCCTGGCGGATCTGCGCGAAAAGATGCATAACCTCCAGACGCGTCTGAACGTGAACGGCGCGGAGATCGTGTTCAATGATGATCCGAATTGTTATTACATCGCCACGCCAGTCATGGCAGGCTCGATCAGCGAAGCGAAGAACGCCGCGTTCGGAACGTATAACCTTGTTTGTCATGATCCGTTCAAGTATTCGAAGACGCTGACCACCGTCCAGACCACCAACTACACCGAGACGGTCACGGATGAGGACGGGCACACATCGAGCGTCACTTCCCTTGTTTTAACGACGGATAACTCCGGAGGGTACAAGACCTTCCCAATCTTCTCCGTGCAGTTCGCGACCGATGAGAACGCGTCCGGAGACGTCGGATCCAACGCTGACTGTGGTTATGTGCTCTTTGCAAAGGGCGGCACGGATTATTCAATCCAGATCGGTGACGACGAAGAGAAGGATACGACCACCACAACAGTCGTCTCGCATAACTTCAAAAAGTCCAATAAGGGAAGCTTCACCGACACTAACACGCTGACACCGTTCAAGGATAACTTGGCATATAACGGCTCGACAAAGGCGGACTCGCTGGGCCTGAGGATCAATACGACCACGAATGTCTCAAAGAAGTTCCACGGGCCGCTTGCCGTGTATACGATCGCCAGCGCTGACAGGGCGTCAGCAGATTTCTCTCTGACATGGCAGCAGGTTATGGCGTGCGCGAAGGATACCGCGACAGGCAAGAAGCAGGCGGGCGCGTTCTGGATCATGCTCATGGACGCTAATAATGTGGTCAAGTTCGCCTACGGCATCGAGAAGAGTTCAACAAGCAGTCTGGATGGCTATGAGTATATTTACGACTATAACAACGGCTTGTGGAAGTCCGAAAAGATCAGCCTGAAATATACTGGCGATTTTGGCTATGAGGATAAACAGGATATGACCGGGAAGCTGTCCGGTTTAAGCATCAAGCGCGAGACAGTGAGCGTGGACGGTGTGACGAGCAACATGGTCTCATTCAACTCCGTGACATTCTCGAAGGGCGTCACGGAACCGACAGCCAGCACGATCGCAAAGATCGGGATCTTCCTGGGGAATTACGGTTCAGCTCAGGCGCTGCACTCCGACAGGGTAGCAAGCGTTAAGTTTGTCAATGGCGCAGCCGAGATGCTCAACTCGTTCAATTCCGGAGACCTTGCGGTGGTCGACTGCGGGAAAGCGGAGATCATGCTCAACGAGCAGAGCGCAGCCGATCTTGGCGATGTCGGGAACAACTGGGAGGACATGTATCTGGATGTCGGCACTAACACGATCTATGTCCAGTATTCCGACTGGGTAAATGCAAACTACAAACCGACGATCACAATGGCCTACAGAAAGCGGTGGTTATAAATGGTGATTTATATTGCGGACCGCTACGGCGCGGTTCAGACCACTGCGTCGTCCGATCTGCCGGAAAACAAGACGCTGATCAGCGATACCATGACCGACGACCTTAACAGCGGCGTCAAAACGTATGAGTGCGAACTGATCGCAACGGATGAGATCAAGGCCGCCGCAGTCGCAAAGAACTATGTGCTTGCGGACGGTCAGCTGTACACGATCATCTCGGATGAATACGACAACCGCGAGCAGATCATTAGTTTATATTGCGAGGACGCTGGGCTTGATTTGCTCAACCGCGTCTGCGGCGAGGTTTCAAAGACCTCAAAGACGTTCGAGGCATGGATCACGAACACGCTCGGCTCATCGAGTAAGTCGGGATGGACATATAACTTCGGCGGCGTGGACAAATCGAAGACGAAGTCTCTGGAGTACACGTCGGCCACATCAGCCACGGAGCGGCTCCTGGACATTCTCGACAACTACGACGCGGAGATGTACTTCACGTATGATATCGACGGGTTGAAGTGGATCACCAGAACGATCAACTTTACGGATGCTCGCGGTCAGAGCGAAGACATCAAGAGCCTGTACATGAACTACGATGTCGAGAAGATCACGCGCAAACGCAACGTGGAAGACCTCGCGACCGTCTGGGTCATGTACGGCAAAGATAAGAAACCGCTCAAGAAGCTGACCGGGTACGCATCGGCCACAAAGGACATTGAGAAGAAGGGGCACACGTTCCAGGTCGTGGGCAATGAGGTGCGCTGCATCGATGCGATCGAGAAGTGGACATCGAGTCTCGATAAGGACGGGCGCGTGGTCCAGTATAAATACACGAATTATTCCGGAGCGACCGCGTGTATCAATTATGCCGTCCGCGAAATGTGCAAGATCGTGGACCCCGTGACCACCTACGAGGTCGCCTTGCGGAACATCTACGACGGAGCGCAGTGCGGTGATCAGGTAAAGGTACTTGACGCGCATAACAACGTTCTGTTGCAGGCGCGGATCCTCGAGTTAACCAAGTCGTTTGTCACGGGTAGCGCGTCGGTTAAGCTGGGCGACTTTAAAGCACTCAAGAGCTCAAAAGCGGAGCTGAACGTCGATGCAATCTCGCAAATCTTCACTTTGTCGATCACGTCCAGTGCCGGGCTTGTCGGGAACGGCTCGATCGAGACTGTTCTGACCGTTACGCTGTACCTGAACGGCCAGACGATATCCAGCGTGGACGAGCTCCCCGTCGGGCATCTTGTCTGGTATGAGGACGGAGTTGTGGTGTCAGATACGGATCCGCGCATCAGTGACAGCGGGTTTACGTTCTCGACGGGCGTGCTGACCACAGGCCACACATATAAATGCGCATTAGAGGATTAATCAATGGCTTATGCAGAAAATCAAGTCACTATTGAGATTGTAAATGACGGATTCAGCCCGATCGTTGAGGTTGACCAGTCAGATAACGCTGCGACGATCACCGTCACGGATGTCACGGGCACGAAGACGGATGTTGTCAGGAAGAGACAGGTCTTTGTCACGGAACCGACCACGCCGTACAGCGTCGGCGATTTATGGGTGACGGCTGGAGGCGATCAGGAGATTGTCGAGTCACTGATCACTGATGAGGGCGATTTTATCATCGATTCCGCAGAGCAGTTCTTCGAGGTGCTCACGAAGGGCGTGGCTGTGTATGTTTGCATGACTTCAAGGCCGTCCGGAGCATTCAATGAGTCTGACTGGAGCCTTGCCGCAACGGATAACACCTCAGTCAACGAATTACGGGAGTGGTTCTGGCACGACGCAAACGGGGCGCACGTTCTGGGCGATGCAACGGGGTTCAGGAATGACATAACCTCGACGGGCATGAAGATTGTTGACACCGAGACAGAGACCGACGTTGCGGAGTTTACGACGGACAGGGTCATGCTTGCGAGCGGAGACGCGCTCCTGAAATACGTTGAGGACGGCGCGGCATTCGGGCTTGAGGACAGCCACAGAGTCGTCCTGTCAAAGAACGCTGACGATGTGGGCTACAGAAACGACGCTACTCTGTCCTCGAGATCAGTTCCGCCGTTTTCCTCGAGTAGCCCGATGGGATTTGTAAATGCGACGCATAAGCAGTCGGGCGCGGTCAAGTACGGACAGGCGGCGATGTACGTCTGGGGCGGAAGCGGTCGGATAGCCCCGTATTATGTAATTCTCACTCAGGGCGATATTGGCTCGGAGGATTTAGGCACGAGTGACGCGCTTGATATTTATGTCAAGAAGCTAGTTGTCAATACGGACGATTTTTCGATAAACGGCGGCTATATTGCGAGCAGTCAGATCAGCGATCTGGAAGAAGCCGCCGCTATTGCCAGAGACACGGAGAGCAATCTTAATGCTTTGGCGTCTAGGCACGCCATTGTTGATTCATGGGGTACAAGCGGCAACTGGCGTTGGCGCGTATGGGGTGACGGCTTTACCGAAGCATGGTTTAGCGGTTCAGTTACGAGCGCCACGGGCGCAAGCGAAGTCACGGCTCCGATCTATAGAGGCACATGGAGCTTGAGTATACCGAGCGCAATCGGCTTTACGTCCGCGCCGAAGCTATTGATCGGGAGCAATTATGCTGCAACACAGGTTATCAGTATAAACGGAGCGGCAACGTCAACAACAGCGATCAGCGGAAACTTCTTCCGCGTTGGACCGCAGTCAGGAACGATCGAGTTGTACCCGAGAATCTATGCTTGGGGCGTATCATCATAAAGGAGATATTCTATGGCAAACGTAAGAATTAAAGACATTACCACGACGGCGTCAGCTCCTGCCGCAGATGATTATCTGGCTATTGACGGAGCGACAAGTGGAACGCGGAAGGTTTTAGCAAAGGATTTACAGACGGAAACAGATACGACTCTAACCGTAGCGGGGAAGGCGGCGGACGCAAAAGCAACAGGGGATGAATTAGATAGTATAAAGGAATGTATAGAAACAGGCGACATCCCAATCACTAAAGAACTCAATTGGATTAATGCATTTATTAATATATCTGGGGTTATAGTATCTTCAGGCGCATCAAAAGTGTGCGTTGTAAAAATGTATGAGGGTGAGACTGTTAACATCGGGACCAGAAATACATCTATTACAATAATTGGATCTACCGAAAATGAAACTGTTGCAGTTGGAGATAGAGTAACGGTTATCCAGAGAACATCTAATATTGATCAGTTTGAGGAATATAGCTACACCGCAACCGGAACAATTAACATTGTATTGTGCGTAGGGTGGTCTGAATACAGTTTATCATTTTACAAAAAAAACGATATATTAAAAACGGTTGAAACACTCAATGAAACTGCTGAAAAAATGCTCGCTCCAGAGCTAATAAATGGTAGTGCATTAAATCATGGAAATGTGAACTCCATAACCAATAAAACTGTTATTGGAATTAATGAAGAGTGGACGGGAATTATAGCAGAGCTTGAAATCAACCTTCCGTTAGATGCTTATATTATTTGGGTTGTAAACGGATTCACAAAGGACGCTGTAGGGCTTGATTCTGCTGTTGCAAATAGTCTTGGTTATTTAAAACTTAATAAGGAAGCTCGGCAACCGTCGAATTACACCGCAATTAATTTAATGCCCATAATTAATGGCCTTGGTGGTTTTAGCGTTAGTCCGTTTGTGTGGCAGGCCGGCGGCTCGGAAAGAATCCCATTAAGAATTGACAATTATCAGTATAAAATTAAAATACACACGTCAAAAGCTCCGCGCGATTATTATCGATCCGGCTTTGATGATTTTAAAAATGCGGTGTTAAATGCACAGCACATTGCAGGAGGTAGCATTGCACCGCTCACATTATTGCACTTTAGCGATTTACACAGCGATAAAGAGGCGTTAACGCGAATTATTAAAGACGCGAAAGCGTCAGGATTATCAATAGATGATTATATATGCACAGGAGACATTGTAGCAGGTACTTATGAACAAATAGCAAGTTGGTGGCCTAATTATATATTAACCTGTATCGGCAACCATGATACAGCGTCATATACTAGCGGTTCTGGGTATGACTGGACGGCTTTAAGCATGGCAGACCGTGACGCTTATTATATTGCGCCATTCGAGAGCAATTGGGGTATTACTCATACTTCTGGGACATCATATTATTATAAGGACTATCAAAGCGCGCATGTAAGATTAATCGTTATGGATGCTATGTTATACACCGACAACGGCGCAGAAGCAACGGCGCAGAATACGTGGTTAGAAAACTTGCTAGCCGATGCAATTACAAATAGCTTACACGTCCTGATCGCAATACATGCTCCGCACGGCGGGTCGACCGCAAAAGCATGTAGTTTCAGCAAATATAATGAGGGCGTTATGCCTACATACGCAGATTGCAATACGCCGCAAACGGTTATTGATATTGTAGAAGCAAAGAAAAATAACGGTTTAAAATTTATCGGTTATATCGTAGGGCATACGCACAAAGACGATATTTGGGATTGTGAAAACAACGGCTCACAATTGATGTATTGTATCACTTGCGCGAATGTATTACAAACTGCACAATGGTCAAACGCTGATATGCAAAGAAGCGCGGCACAAGACGCTTTTAACATGGTGGTTATTGATACCGCTCACACGTTGGTTAAACTAATACGCGGCGGCGGCGCTAATATCGATAATGTAATGAGGCCGAGAAAGGGTATTACGTTCAATTATTCGACGGGCGAAATAGTCGGCGAAATTCTTTAAAAGTGAGGAGGTGAGGATATGGCCGGTCAGCGACAGCCGATCGATTTAGTAATTGCTAAAGGCAAAAAGCATTTAACAAAAGAGGAGATCGAGGAGCGGTTTTTCACTAGCCCTCAGTGCATCGTCAAATCAGACTACACTAATAGACACCTATATTGCATCGTTTTATATTAAGTCACTCAGGAAGATGACAGGCGGAAGCTCGGCTTTCAATGATGCATACAAAATAGTAATGCTTAATTGCAATATGCCGGAGATATCTAAAAGCGATTTAATGGAAAATGAAATCGCGATTGAACGCTATAATACGATAGCATAAGGAGGTAAAAATGAACTGGAAAGCATGGGCACGCGCCACAGCAATCAGGTGCGTGAGAACTTTTTGTACGACAATTCTCGGCGTATTCACAATGGGCAAGCTGGTCACGGAGGTCGACTGGGGCGCAACGCTTCTGGCCGCCGGGTCAGCGACATTCTATATTTTTATTCTCTGTTTAGTTGCTGGTCTCCCGGAGGTCGATCGGGATCCCGCGTTTGACGACTTCCTTGACGACATCGACAGGATCGCAGAAGAGCGGACTGACGAGGACCGCAGAGACGGATCGGAGGCTGACCATGCCGAAGATTAATTACATTATTCCGGCGTCGTCTTACTGCCACGGCGGCAGCAGGGCATTGACTTCGGTCAAGTACATCGTCCTGCATTACACGGCGGTCAAGGGTGACACCGCCAAGAACGAGGCCACATACTTCAGCCGGAACACATCAAGATATGCCGGAGCTCATTATTTTGTTGATCAGGCCGGAGAGATCGCGCAGTCGATCGGGATGAACCTCACCGCGTGGTCAGTCGGCGGATCCTTGTACTACGGCACAGATCCGGCGTACTACGGGAAGTGCACGAATTTTAATTCCGTCAGCATTGAAATGTGTGACCAGGTTGACAAGGACGCGTCCGCAAAGCAGATCGCGGCGGTCCGCTGGCTGATCAAGCATATTCAGTCCTGCTGCCCGAACGCAAAAACGATTATCCGGCATTACGATGTGAACGGCAAGCCATGTCCGGCGAGGTATCTTGATGCAAGGAAGTGGCCGGAGCTGAAGAAGGCCGTCACGGCTTCCAGCGCGGTCCCGTACAAGGTCAAGATCGTCAAGGCCGTCAATGTCCGCAAGAGACCGACAGGCGCGTCGAAGAAGGTCATGACATTGTACCCGGAGGGCGTGTACACGATCGTTAAGCGGTCGAAGAATAAGAAGTGGGGCAAGCTGAAGAGCGGTGCCGGTTGGATTAAGTTAAGTTATACCAAGAAAGTGTGAATGAGATGATGGGTCAGGTTATTGTCGCTGTTTTGGCGTCGAATGCGGTTTTTGCGTTTATCCAGTTTATTATTACAAGGCATGATACGAAGAAGAACATGTCCGAGAAGCTGAGGATCCTTGAAAAGGACGGTCTCCGAACACAGCTCTTATTATTGATCCTGATGTGTCCACGCGAACAGCAGGAGATCATGACGATCGCAGAGCACTATTTCGGCAAACCGCCGAAGGGGCTGGACGGTGACTGGTACATGACCTCGATCTTCAATAAATGGTTATTGAACGCCGACATCGCAAAGCCTGAGTGGTTCGACAGCGACAAATAATTAAGACCGGCAAGCATCACAACTTGTCGGCCTATTCCTCGGACGCTTGGCGGCGTAGCCGGGGATTGTACTCCTTTTTCATAGGGCGGGGTCTTTTTGTGGTGTTTTTCAGCCCCGCCCTGCGGGTTGATTTCGGGGCATTTTCGGGGTAAAATACACCTACAGAGTGTTAGGTTCTGTTAGTGCAAGTACCGAAAATGCGCGATTCTGTTAGATTCTGTTGCTTTTTCAATGCACACCATCCGCATTAAATGAACCCCGAGAAGTGGCGTTTTTTCGCTATTCCTCGGGGTTTTCTTTTATTTTTCGGGGCAATTTCGGGGCAATCTTCACTAAAATGGTTTTTAACCGATCAGATTCACGGCTCTGATCGCGTCGTCCTCGGCCTGTTTTCTCTTCTTCGTGACGTGGATGTATATCTCCCTTGTGATCTTGCTATCCGCGTGCCCGAGCCTCCGACTGATCAGGTCGACCGTGATCTTCGGGTTGTCGATCGACTGCTCCGCCATGAGCGACGCATGCGTGTGTCGTAAGGTGTGCGGGGTGACTTTCCGACCGAGCACGCTCTTTGACGTGCGCTCGAGGTATATCCTGTACGCGTCATAGCTTGCGTACGCGCCGTCAGGCTCGAAAAATAACAGAGGGGCTACAATCCCTAACGTATGCCGCCAGAACTTGTTACGCGAGCGTATAGAGCGTGTCAGGCGGTACAGATCGTCCTGCATTGACACCGAGCGCGTCGAGGACGTGGTCTTTGTCGTTCCTGTCATCCCCGATCGGGTGTTCAAGGTCTTGTTAACGATGATCTGGCGGTTCTGTAAGTCGGACTCATTCAGCGCGAGAGCCTCGCCGATACGCAGTCCCGAGAGGATCAGAAACTCCGTCAGGTCGCGCCATCGTTCTTCTGTCATCGCGTCGAGCAGCTTCTTGCACTCTTCCTGTTCGAGAAACTTGTCCTGTATCTTCTCGCGGTGCGTCTTGTCATGCATCTTTGTCAATTTGTCGAGCCAGTCCACGCGCTCGACGTAGTCGTTCGCATATCCCCAGCGCATGAGAGCCTTAAACCGTGTAATATATTCGTTTACGGTGGTCGGTTTTTGTGTGTGTGCCAGAAACCGCTGTTTGACGATCCCGGCGGTGAGCTTGTTCACGTCGCAGCTCTCGCCGAAAAGCTTCAGAAACCTCTTGCAGGCGTACTCGTTCCGCTCGGCGGTTGACGCCTTGACGGTGGCCTTCTGATCGGCGATATACAAGGAGGTGAGGGTCTTGAGGGTCGTCCCTTCCGGGGCGTACGACATCTTTCGGAGGATGATCGCGTCGATCTCTTTTCCGGCCTTGTTCCGTTGCTGGGGCGTGTCCTTTTCCATTGTGACGCTGACCTTGTGCCTGATTCCGGTCAGGGGGTCTTTGTAGTAGGCGAACGCCCTCGGCTTCTTTCCTGTCTTTTCTATCCACATATCAATCCTCCTGGTATTTTTCTGCCTCGAGCATCATTGAAGCACGTTCCTCTAATCTCGCGCGATCTACCGCATCCAGTTTGTCCACAATCTTTATCAATGACTTGAATTGCTCGTAGTAGTCTATCATTCTTAGAATTTGACGATCTTCAGCATCGCCGATCAGCATACTCTTCGGTATTTTGAAGTATTTTGATATTCTCTCGATCGCACCTATACGAGGGTATGCGGTCTCACTTTCCCATGTGGACACCGCCTTGTCTGAAACTCCCGCAATTTTGCCGAAGTCAGTCTGCGTCATTCCGTGTGATTCTCTCAATTGTCTGATGTTTTCACCTATCCCCATATCGCACCTCCATGCATGGGATTATACATTAAAATTAGAAACTGAACAACAAATAATTGCAATTATTCTAAAAAATCTAGCATATGTGCTTGACACTCTATTTTAAATAGAGTAAGATAAACATGTCGAAAGAAACACAAAGCTTTGGAAGGAGGGTAAAATGCAGATAACCATGAAACAGGCTCGGATTGGCGCGAACATGACACAGGCGGTCGTCGCTGATAAAATGGGCGTTCATCCGACCACGTATTTACGAATGGAAAAGCATCCTGAAGACCTGACAATCAAACAGGCTTTTCTGTTCTCTAAAATCGTTGGAGTCAAATTCGACGACATTCTTTTTGCGGAGAACTCTAATTAAATTAGAGTCAGGAAGGAGGACGGATGAGAGAAAACTCAATCGAATGGATCACAGGCGAAGACACGGCGACGGTCACACTCTCACAGCTCAAATTCATTAACCTCGTCATGAAATTGGCTGAAGCTGATCCTGAAGCAGTCGAGATCATCGAGACACCAGAACATAACGACGGTTATTTGGTCGCGCACATAGGAGTTAATCGAGTGAAATTCAGCACGAGACCTAGACTAACCGACGAAGCGAGGGAATGTTTGGCTGAACGTGCAAAACGGAATTTCGGGCAAAAAACGTAATGAAAATAACACTAGAAAGGAGAAACCCCATGACACTCATCGACAACATTTTCTTATCAATCGCCGCCTTCACGGATGTCAATTAATATGCAACATTAAGTTATCATCCCGGCCCTTTGATACGACCGTCTGAACCTTACTAAAAACACAAGCACAACGAAAGGATAGTACTTCGTGTAGTAGTAAATCTTTATTAGTCGTATCAATTATCAGGCGGTCATATGAGAGGGTCGGGAACAGAAAGAGGGAGAGCATGGACTATCAAGCATTTTTAAAAACAAAGGAGATTCAGTCAATCAATGACGGACTGAAAGTCGATCCGGGCGATCTGAATGACAATCTCTTCGAGTTTCAGAGAGACATCGTCTCGTGGGCGTTGCAAAAAGGCCGCGCGGCCGTGTTCTCTGACTGCGGGACTGGTAAGTCACTTATGCAGTTAGAGTTTGCAAGGATCGTCTCAGAGAGACGCGGGGGAAGAGTTCTGATCGTAGCTCCGCTGTCAGTTGTAAAACAAACACAGAAGGAGGGCAATAAGTTCGGCATCTTGACGAACGTCTGCCGAAGCCAATCAGACGTCAAAGACGGCATAAGTATAACAAATTATGAAATGTTATCACATTTTGACGCTGACGCGTTCGACGGCGTCGTCCTTGATGAATCATCAATTCTAAAATCATTCACATCAAAAACGCGCGACGAATTAATAGACAAGTTCCAGCGGACGCCGTTTCGGTTATGCTGCACTGCTACTCCGTCACCGAATGACCAGTCAGAGATCGGCAATCATGCTGAGTTTCTCGGGATTATGAGCAGAACAGAAATGCTCGCGACTTACTTTATCCATGACGGGTCTGACACATCAAAGTGGCGTCTTAAGGGGTACGGAGAGACAAAGTTCTGGGAGTGGGTCGCAACGTGGGCCGTATGCGTTAGAGATCCCGAAGACCTCGGATACTCAAAAGAAGGATATGATCTGCCGAAGCTGAACATCATCGAGCACATAGTCAAGAGCAAGGTTCAGGACTACGAGCTCTTTGCTAGAGTTGCCGAGACGCTGTCAGAACGCCGTGCGGCTCGCAAAGAATCGATGCGCGACAGAGTCTCAGTTGCATCTGAATTGTGCGAGTCTAGCGCGGATCAGTGGCTCGTGTGGTGCGACTTTAATGCAGAGTCAAACGCACTCGCAAAAGCAATCGACAGCAGCGTCGAGGTCGTAGGGGCTGACAGTCCTGATTATAAGGCAGAAACGGCTATAAGGTTCGCTGACGGACAGATTCACGCGTTAATCAGCAAGCCGTCCATCTATGGATTCGGGATGAATTTCCAAAACTGCCACAATATGATATTCTGCGGTATTTCAGACAGTTATGAGCAATTTTATCAGGCTGTTAGACGATGCTGGCGTTTTGGACAAGAGAACGACGTAAACGTTCACATCATCATATCAGAAGCAGAAATGAACGTGCTGGAAAACATCAAGAGAAAACAGGCACAAATGGACACTATGCAGAATAACATGGTTTCACTTATGCGCGATGTGACGATGTCAGAGATTAAGCACACAACGAGAATAACAACGGAGTATAAACCACAGCAGAAAATGGAGTTACCGGCATGGATTGCATAAACAAAAAGATTGAAAAAGACTACGCATTATACAACGCAGACACGGTCGAGTTAATAAAAGAGTTCCCGGACAACTCGATGCATATGGAGATTTATTCTCCGCCGTTCTCGTCACTGTACACATACTCAAATAGTGATCGAGATTTAGGGAACAGCAAGTCTGACGATCAGTTCTTTGAGCACTTTCACTTTATTACAAAGGAATTGTTCAGGATTCTGAAGCCTGGGAGAATCATGGCCGTGCATTGCATGAACCTCCCGACGTCAAAAGAGCGTGACGGATACATCGGCATCAAGGACTTTAGGGGCGACCTAATACGTGAGTTTCAGAGCGTCGGTTTTATCTATCATGCGGAGGTCTGCATCTGGAAGAATCCAGTCACAGCAATGCAGCGCACAAAAGCACTCGGGCTACTGCATAAACAGATAAAAAAAGATAGCTGTATGTCTCGGATGGGCATCCCTGATTATGTCGTCGTTATGCGCAAGCCCGGCGACAATCCAGAGCGCGTTACGCATACAAACGAGACGTATCCGGTAGGACACTGGCAAGAAGTAGCAAGCCCGATTTGGGAATACGATTACAGCCCTGTCTGGTGGGATATTAACCAGTCAGATACGCTGAACGCTCGCGCGGCGCGCGACGGAAGAGACGAGAGGCATATTTGCCCGTTACAGCTTCCTGTAATTGAACGAATGCTCGACTTGTATACAAACGAAGGCGATACGGTATTCACTCCGTTCATGGGCATCGGTTCAGAGGTTTATCAAGCGGTCAAGATGGGCAGACGTGGAGTCGGCATTGAGCTTAAAGAGTCTTATTTCAAGTGCGCTTGCGACAATATGAGCAATCTTGAGATGGAGCGCAAACAGGTCTCGCTTTTCGACTTCATGGATATGTAGAAGGAGGGAACAATGACATTTTTAGACTCGATCTTTTTATCGATCGCCGCCTTCAGTGCGGGCATATCGATCGTCGTTATCTACTCGGTCATCAAGTGGTTTATCACAGGAGAGCAGTTCTGATGCTTTACGCAAAGAGCAAAAAGCTCGCGGACGAGTTCAACATCAGCCTGACAGCCGTTCGGGAGGTTCGGCGGTTCATAGCAGAACACCCGGAGCGGTACGGGCCGTACGGTCTGATCGGCAACCTGATCTACATTCCCGCGTTCATTGACGCGTACAAGTGCCACAGGACGCCAGAGAACGCTGTCAGGCCGCCGTATATGCCCGAACAGGCGTTGGAACTGATCAAGGGGGTGAATGTATGACCTATGACGGCAATCTCGCCGCGCTGGACGCGTACGAGAGACGACAAGCGGATCAAGAACGGCTGAAGTGCGATCTCTGCGGCAACGCGATCACAGAGGACTTTTACGAGATCAACGGCGAGAGGTTCTGCCAGAGGTGTTTTGACGATCTGGCATGGGGATGGAGGCGAGATATCAATGAATATTAACGGACACGTCGCAGAGCAGCCGCGCACGGTGCGACAAGGCTCGTACGGCGACGGCTACGACAGGCTGGTCTTTGCGATCGTCAGACTCGCATCGAGCGACGTGGTCTACGGTTCGCCGTCAAAGTGTCTTGACGCGATCAGGTTTTTCGAGAGTGCATGGTTTGAGACATTAACAGGATTAGATGGAGAGGTGATTTTGTGCAAATTATTAAGTATGAGAGCAGAAAAGAAGGGTATGCCCTGAAGCTCTGGTTCGAGGGCAAATCGATCAAGGCAGCGGCGGCGGAGGTCGGGATCACTCCGGCGGCTCTGACAAGCGTGATACACGATCTCGAGTGTCGGCATCCGCTCTGTACGGAGAATCACGCGTGCCGCGCGTCGAAGCGAGCGAGCAAGGGCATCATGATCTGCACGGCATTAACGGACACGGACTTCGACGATGTCTGTCCGTTCTACAAGACCGATGCGGAGTACATGGCAGAGTTCACAGCGAGCAACAAGCTCGACTTCAGAAAACTATTACAACTTGGTTATATCTAAAAGGAGAGTCAAACAATGGAAAAACACAACGATAACATGACGATTTTCACATTCAACAAGACGGACACGGTGACGGTCAATTCGTCCGCTTATCACGAGCTTCTCGAGCAGAACACACGCTACAGACTACTGGTCAAGATGCTCGAACAGTCGATCACGCTGGACGGCTGCGGCGATCCGACAATCGACTACGACGGCCGCAAGATCATCAACGCGGCGTTCAAGTTCATCGAGCCGGAAGCGTACGCGTGGCGGATAAGACAGCTTAAAAGCGAGAAGGAGGTCGCCGATGCTTAAATCATGGAATGAGCTCTGCGCTCTTGACGTCAAGCCGTTCTGCAAGAGGCGCGACGGGTACGACTATTTGAACTGGGCGCGGTGCATCGATCTACTGCATAAGAACGGAGCGGAGAAGGTATATTTCGTTCCGATCCAGAACGAGATCACAGGCGGATCGCTCTTTGAGTCAGAGACAACTTTCAAAGACAAGTCAGGCAATACAAACCGATGCTATGAGACGCGTATCGAGGTGCATATTGACGACGATGTCTACATCATGCACTCGCCCGTCATGAACGGCACGAATCCGGTCAAAGACAATTCAATGAGCCAGCAGAGGGTATGGAACTCGATGACGCGCTCGTTCGTGAAGTGTGTCGCGATCAACACCGGCCTCGGCTTTAATCTCTGGCTGAAGGAAGAAGAGCGCAACCTCGAGACGCCGCTCTATGACGAAGCCGCGAAGCCGTCCCTGGCTGATATGAGAATCATGAAAAAGCTCTGCGATGATCTGCACATCAACTTGAAGAAATGGGTCGCGCAAGAGGGCAAGACGCTCGAGACGCTGACGGCCGACGATGTCGGGAAAATACTCAGGGCATTGAACAAAGAAAAGGAGAAGCGCGGTCTATGATCTGCGACAAAATGGAATGTTATCTCTGCGGTCAGACTGGCACACTGCACCGGCATCATTGTCTGCACGGATCGCGGAGAAAAGCGGCGGATAAGTACGATCTGACCGTCTATCTCTGCCCGGAGTGCCACACGCGGCTGCACGATCACGGCGAAAAGGACTTGTACCTGAAGCAGCTCGCTCAAGCGCATTTCGAGGACAGATTCGGACACAAGAGATACATGGAGGTTTTCGGCAAAAACTACTTATAGCGAGGTGAGGCCGATGTATTAGACAAGGACGGCGGCCTCCCTGAGGTCAGAGCACCGAAACAGTTTACCCCGTATCACAGTCGGGAGGCCTGAACCGTCCGCATGAAAGGAGAGATCAATGAACAAGCCTAAAACATATTGGGAGATCATGCTCAAGTTGTGGGAGCGCAAACCGTGGATCAGCAACGAGGATTTCAGGAAAGCGACGCACGGATCGCCGAAGTTTACCAGCCGCATCTCGGACATGAGAAAACGCGGCGTTGAGATCATCAGCGCAAGGCGCGGCAAGTACTTTGTGTACGCCCTGATGACGCCGCCGGAGGACGTGGCGAAACTTATGTCAAGGAGAAGAGCAGCATGAAAGACAGTTTCATTTTCTACACGGAATACAGAGAAGCGATCGAGGACATGACCGACGAAGAGGCGGGAATGTTGCTCAAGGCTCTGATCAGCTACGCCGAGGGCGAAGAGATCAAGATCAAAGACAAGGCTGTCCGCATGGTGTTCTTGACGATCAAGCCGAGACTCGATCGGGATCGGGCAAAGTGGCAAGAGACAGTCGAAAAAAGACGCGAAGCCGGCCAGAAGGGCGGAGAAGCAAACGCAAGCAAACGCAAGCAAACGCAAGCAAAAGAAGCAAGTGCTAGCAAAAGCAAGCGAAACGTAGCAAATCAAGCTGTTTCTGTTACTGTTACTGACTCTGATACTGAATATATTAATAACTCCGCGTGCGCGCGTGCGCGCGAGAGCCAGACGCAAATGTTCGATCGACTGATCACCGGCAGAGCATTGTCAAAGTCGACAAGCGACAAGCTCCGCGAGTGGATCGAGTACAAGACAGGACGCAACGAGCGATACAAGGAGAAGGGCATGACCGCTCTGATCACTCTTGCGGTGAATAAATGCGCTGAGCATGGACAGAACGCTGTGATCGACTTGATTGATCAGGCGATGGCGTCGGGGTACAAGGGCATCACATGGGATCGGTTAAAGAAGCAGAGACCAGCTGCGAAGTTTAACAACGAGGTGAGCAGAGGAAAGATAACGCCTGATCTCGAGCGTGAGCTGCTGGGGGTGGTGTGATGTTAGGACAGATCGAGGAAGATTTTATAAACCACAAGGAGAAAGAACAATGTCAGAAATAATCGTAAAACTGACCGGTTCTCGCATAAAGCTGAAGGGCGGAGAGTATGTGAGGGATTTGGTCAGATGTAAAGACTGCAAGTATGACCATAAATGCTCACACAATATCATTAGACCTTCAAAAGGCGGTGGCATTATTTATTGTCCGTTGGAGTATTGCAGTGAAGGAGAGAGGGCAGAAGAATGATGTGCGAAGATGAAATTAAGCAGGTCGATGCATGGTTTGAACAGCATACCGAGTATTACGGAACAAATCATGTTGATAACGAATACACAGTGAGTTCGTATGACCTAAAAGCATTTACGGATTTCCTGCGAAACACATTTCCAGACTTATGCTATTTACGATGCAATCTAGGAACAGGCGATGAAAACATTTGGTTTCATAAGGAAGATTTGAAAAAAGCAGAGTTTTATTGAGAGGTAAAAGAAATGAAAGGCGAACGTACAATTGTTGATAAACCGTTCAGATATGCAGGAATACAGAAAGACTACGAAAAAGACGCAGATGATTGGGCAGAATACCTGCCAGACGTAATGAGCAAATGTTATATCTGCGGTGGCAAGATGGGGAACATTGTCATTAACGGCACGATGCTTAAAAAGACATACCCATACATCGGATCGTTTCGTATCACGAAAGGCAAGAATAAAGATAAGTTGAAGTTTCATGTCATGTGCAGGGCGTGTGCGTACAGTCTCGGCAAAGGTGTGATTGAGATGGATGGGTATACATATCATGACAGTTACGAGTTTAATGAGAATAGTTTCAAGGAATCACTCAAAACAGGCATTTGTCACAACTGCAAGCATTTGAAAAGGCATAATGGAGAACTTGCAGAATATGTCTGTGACCGTAAAGGCGCAGTAGTGAAAGACACAAGAATCAGAGAATGTGATGATATGTGGGAGCAGATATGAGAGGGCAGACAAATGAGCAGATACATTGACGCGGACAAGCTACAAGAAGTATTCAAAGAATTGCATGGTGGCAAACGGTCGTTATTAATCGACATACAGCCGACCGCCGATGCAGTTGAGGTTGTTAGGTGTAAGGATTGCAGATACATGACGGAACATTATGACGTAGATGGAAATGCACCGTATTGGACTTGTTCTGAATGGGATTCTGGAACGGATTACGATGGATTTTGCAGTTACGGAGAGAGGAAGGAACAATGAGCAGATACATTGATGCATATAAGATACCAAGACACGGCTGTCAATTTCATCGTGGGAGCATTTGGTTCAGCGGAAGTTATTGTAGTTGGGGAGAGAGGAAATCATGAAAGAGTATTATGTTTCAGGAAGAACATTTGAGCCACGGAAGTTTAAAGATGAAAAGTCGGCGGTAATGTTTGTGAACAGGATGAATAATAACTGGCTTAAATATGACGGATTTATCGCTGTGGTAGAGGTTGACGGAGACAAAGAGAAGGTTGTGTATGAGCCATGAGCAAACGATATTGAGAGGAGAACAGGATGAACGATCTAATCAGCAGACAGGCGGCGATTGATTTGTTTGATGTGCCAGATGCAGACGGGATGTTTACATCGTGCGGTTATGCCATGAGAGAGTTAAAGAAATTGCCATCCGCACAGCAATGGATACCATGCAGTGAGAGGTTGCCGGAAGAATTAGAAGAAGTCAATGTTACATGGGTAAATCACAAACCCGAACCGTATTACGATTTTGTAAAAGACAAACCATTTACAGCATCTGCGGTTTATTACAAAGGCGATTGGTATTGGTATTCGAGTGTTTGTACGGACTTACTTGCTGAACGTGGCGAAAACGAAATCGACAAGATTGACGATGCAATAGAAATCACGGCATGGATGCCACTACCTGAACCATACAAAGGAGAGGAAGAATGAGAAGATACATTGACGCCGAAAGTCTTTTGACAAAAATAAAGGCATATCGACCATACATGTATTTGGGCGAAGATGCATTAAGCTATGCAATAAAAATGGTTGAATTAGAACCGTCAGCCGATGTTCGGGAGAACGTCATGGGGGAGTGGATAACGCCAACAGAAAAGATGTACAGCATGGACGGGGAGGACATTACTCCTGCATACAAGGAGTGCAACCGATGCCACAAAGTATACGTGCGAACCAACGACAACTTCTGCCCAAACTGCGGAGCGGATATGAGAGGAGATAAAACATGAGTAATAAAATCGAATGGCGTAAAGAATTGATAAAAGCAGTGGAACACATGGGTCGTGATGTGACGCAACATGCAACAGAAATTGTCGGGGATATGAATTACATGACAGATTTAACAATCACATTACATCCAAGTGTAGGGTTAAATAGTGCGCCAACGATAACTATCGAGCATGAATATCTTAGTCATGAAAAACTGAAAAGCGGTGCAGATATGAGGAGCAAATCATGTTGATAAGAGTCACAACTGAGATCAGCTTCAAGTCAACGGATGAATACAAAGAAATGTTAAAGTTCGAGTCTGAAAATGACATGACCGAATGGCATAAAAAGAGGTCAACGATCTACACGACTTTTTGGAAGGAAGAAAACTGGATGGCAGATATGAGAGGAGAGGAAGCATGAAGAAATTAATCAGGGGGTTGCTACTAATCATACTTGCGGCGATCCTTCTGACCGCTTGCAGACCAATGAAAGCTAACGCGTTTAACGCATTAAACACGATAGAAAAACGTTACGCAACGCAGAGGCTTGCGTTAAGAGACAAAGCGAAGGGCAAAGTCCTGCTCCGCGTTAAGCGGAACACGAAGCTATACCTGAAGCGTGAAGGACGCCGCTGGGCGGTCGTAAAGTACAAAGGCGATAAGTATGTAACCATTAAAAAATATTTGAACACAGAGAGCCTGACGACGCGTAAGGGCAAACGCTACTATATCAACTATCTCAAGACAAAAGGCCCTGTACACTGGAGAGGGCGCAAGTACACTTACTACACGTCAAGACTCTGTCCTATATACAAGTTGCCTGTTCCGGGGCTACATCTCGATAAAGAAGGTATGTGGTGCGACAACAAGGACTACATCGTGCTCGGGTCGAGCGTGGCGAACAAAGTCAACAGGACGGTGATCGCGACGCCGTTCGGGAAGTATGGCAAGGTCTACGACACGGGAGGTTATTCGACGCCCGACTGGCTCTGCGACACGGCGACATCATGGTAAAGGAGCACAGATGGAGGTGGAGCATGAGCAAATATACAAAGCTACAAGCGTTTGACAAGAAGCAAACAAATTGGCTGGGGTTATGGTGGCATCCTGAGTGGAACGGCTTTTATTCAGGAGTAATAGATTTGTCAGAGTTAAGAAAGTTTAAAGGCAAGGTTAGAATGTGCGTCAGGAAAAACAAGTACTATAACGGCGGAGAAAACAACAGACCTAATTATTGTTTTGGACTTAAAGAAGCCGATGCTGATGTTTTTAAGCTGCTTGAAGTTATTGACGATGATATGGAATACGCAACGAAGGACGATTCGGGATGTTGGCACACAAGCAACGGAGAACGGCTGTATACATATGATGAAGTTCGTTTTGTTAAAAACAGGGCGTGTGTTGACGGGCATCAAGGCTATCCGCCTGAAGAATTACTTGTTGAGGATTATGTATAAAGGAGGCAATCATGATGGCATTTTTAATCGGACTTTTTATCGGAGCGTTCCTCGGTGTTATGTGCATGGCTTTATGTGTAGCGGCCAGAGATGACAAGGATGATTAATCTTGAGACGATCAGACAACTGAACGATCAGATCATGTTCTCGCTTGAGCGGATCGACGCGCTGCGCTGGAAGGCTCTGCCCGGTGCGATCAGGTACGACGATACCGGTGCGAGTCGCCCGCAGCCAACAAACAAGCTCGAGCGGATCTTCGAGATGATCGACACCGAAGAGCGCAAGGTTAACCGCCTGATCGATAAGCGGTACAAGCTGAAATGTGAAGCGATCGAAGCGATCCAACACAGTGACCTCGATGTTGCGGAACGGCACATCCTGTACCTGCGGTATCTCGGAACTGACCGCGATGGCTGCAACATTACCTGGCGGACTACCATCTACTTTGTTAACAAGTACCACAACATATCGGCTCGTAGGGTTTATCAATTACATCATGATGCGGTGCAGAAGCTTAATAACCACAAGATATAGTTGACTGATTGCAGTAGTGGTGGTAAAATTTGTGTAGGATGAGAAAGTGTCTAAAGACTCTCCTTTCTTACTATAGGCCAACTTTACTACTAGCCGTCGCAGGTGTCACAGCCTTCGGCGGCTTTACCTTTGCAATGCTTGATGACTTTACGCTGATTCAATAGGTGAAACAATGGCAGTAAGCAAAAGAACCGACCGCCTTCCCGGAAACCGAGGTGCGTTCGAGAAAGCCAGACAGAAGATCCTCAAGACTCAGACCGTGTGCGGTATCTGTGGTAAGCCCGTGGACTTCAGCTACCACTACCCGCACCCGCTGTCCCCGACAGTCGATCACATTGTTCCGGTCAGCAAAGGTGGTCATCCTTCAGACATAAATAATCTTCAGCTTGCACACCGATGCTGCAACCGCCAGAAGGCGGACAAGCTGATCGATTCGACTAAATATATTTCTGAGGAAAATAAGCTTATTAGTAATCGATTGCTGCCTCAGCACGCAGATTGGAAAAATTATCGAGCATCTTGATTTTTGCTGGGGGGGTCCCTCCCGCCGCTATACCTCGCGCGGCACACAAACCCG